GTTCTATGGGGTGGCTAGACCTTGTCAAGGAAGAAGTCTCTGTACTCAACGGTCCTGATTCATGGCAGGACTTCAGTCGTAGCATAGCTGCGATTGATAAGATACATGCTGCGTACTTGGCTGCGGTCAATCCTGGACTGGAAGTGAGGAAATTTAACAACAATAGAGGTATGTTATATAGCAGACCAGAATCAGAAAGACACAATGCTAGGATGAGGAATAAATTTAATGTAGTTCTAGATGGAATAAAACCATTACCTTTCCATGTTGATTACCAGAATAGAGTGAGTGATAATGATATATGGTCTCATCCAGTTAAAGAAGGTCAAGCAAGTGATGATATATGGTCAAGGGCGATTGAACGTACGAGAAATGAATGCATTATCGGACATTTTCTTAGCATGCCAGAATCAATATTCGTTAATCGTTGTGCTATTGGTGTAGATGAATCCGCCGCCAATCCCTTTTACAGAATGATGAAGTATTATTTAAGTACAGAGTTAAAAGGTATTGAACCGTATGTACCAGGAAGAGGGAATGCTTTCTTGACTAACATCAGAGGCGATAGTATGGCCGCGACTAGATTAATTTTGTTACAAAACGCAGCTACCATGTGGAATGACATGCATTCTCTGTTTACAGAAGGATTATATGAGGAGGTAGTTCAGTTTTTATTTGATGATCCACACTATCATGCTAAAGTTCTTAAAGATACAGTAGGCCTATTACGTAAAGCCGCTTTCTCTGAAAGTTCAACTGGAAAACTTATTTCATGGAATAGTCAAGGTGAAGGTTGGGACATTTCTTTAGATGGGTATACTTTGAAGGACGTGTTTTACAATGATCATGTATATAGAAAGTTTGTCGATGATGAGATAAATATATGTATCAAGAAATTGTTAAGTGGAAGTATTGATGATACTGATATGGAAACAGGCAAGGAGAGAAAGATAAAGATGTATATGCCAAAGTTAGCTACTGAATTGATGGCTATGTTAAGGGCTGAAGTAAATGAAGTATCTATGCGTAAATGGACAGCTCTTCTTTCTCTAAGTGCAATGACTGCATTCACGCGTACACTCGCTCCTTTGACGCATGCTAGACAAGTTATCATAAAGGACACGCCGCCTGAAGAGTTAAAATGGACGGTTATTCCATACGTGCAGTTAGAATGGTTTAATATGGTATGTAAAACGGCAGAAGCGGGCAAGATATTGAGTTTCCCTGAATGGGAGAGAATCCTACCTTCAGTGATGACTAACCGTGCCGCTGGTACAGATAAATTAAATATGGAGATACCGCTTAAAATAAACATGCCTGCTTTGGGTAAGCTTAAAGATGATATGAAAAAGAAAGGATTCAAAGTCCTTGGTATGGCGTTTAATCAGAAAACAATGGTATATCTATCAGATCCAGAAAAATGGAAAAGTAAAGAAGTGTTTATGATTAAGTATGATGAGTCAAATCCATTATCGATGGGTAATCGCGCTGTCACAGATGGAAAAGCGATGCGTGCTGTGTTCGTTCAGAATATGGCTGATTATTGCGTAGAAGCGATTATAGGGACAGGGTTAAATGACACAATGGCTATGACTGAAGACACACGCATGGCTTGGGGATCAATGAACGATTTCAGAGAAGGAAAGGATGTTGGTATTGTAGCAATCGACCACGCTATTGGTTTAGTTACATCTAGTTCAGGTAGACATGCAAATCACGCTAGTGATCAAGGCCAGTTTGATTCACATCAAGGGCCAGAGGTTAGAAAAGCATCATTAGCGGGTCTGATAGAAGCGTTAGAAGCGAAAGGCCTTAATGGTCCATTTGGCGAGTATCGTAGTCTAGGTTATATGTACAGTGTGCTCTGGGGAGAAGGAAAGAAGTTGGGAGCTGTATTTAGAAGTGGAAATGGTAAATTCGAAAAATTAATTAGAGTATTTTGCATGCAATCAGGTGAGTTGACGACTTTGACTGGAAACAATTTGACGAATCGTGCGCTATGGAGAGTATTCTGGGACAAGTTTGTCGCTGATCCGTTACGTTTCCAATTAAACTTGAAGCTGTTAGGCTTGTTAGGTGATGATTCTATCGCTATTTGGGAACTTGTTAATCCGGAGAAGTGGGACTTAGCTTCGTATGAGAGACTGATTGATTTAACAGTTAGTGCATCACGTGAGAACAATTTTGAAGTAAATAAAAAGAAATCGGATTTAAGGCTTTCGGTATACGAATTTTTGAAGAAGCGATGCTGTTATGGATATACGGTACCATTGTTATTGACGCAGTTATGGGCTACTGAGAACGCGCCAACACGGATGTGGCCCACACAAATGATATCATCGTATGCTAGAACATTATCGCTACTGTGGAATCGTGGTTTAGATCATGATTATATGAACCGTATTTTGATGTATTCTTGGATGATGCATAGAACTATAAAAATGATAACTGGAAAAGTGACTAAATACTTCGTTCTACCAGCAGCATTACTTTATGTGCCTGTAGCGATGAAAGGCTGTGGTCAATTACCATGGACGTTAGCTGGTGCTTCGAAAGATGTTATCATAGCCGTTAGTTCTAAGTTTAACAAAGCTATGAGAGATGAGATTAATAATGCAGCCGGAGTAGTACAAGGCGTGAATACTTCGAATATCCGTGATTCAATCGCTGAGATGATTACTAAAGGAGACGGCATTAGAGTTAGCACTGGCGGCCTAGAACCAAAATATGTAGAACAAAAGCCATTACAGAAGGGGTTAGATGACATCAAAAAGCATATGATTTATGATAGAATACTAAAAGCGGAAGCTGCACAAGAAATATTAGCCAAGCATGGTATAAGCAGTGACAGGTTGTATTATAAGAATTATCCATTTCAAAAAGTTAAGATGGCAGTCGCGGCTAATCCAAAATTAACCGAGTTAGACGCATTACAAAGATTGTCTTCAGGTGGTAAATATCTTGAAATGGCGTTAAAGGATACGAAGGGTGACGTTTTAGAGGAATTCTCATGGGCTACTGCTGCTGATTATGATGCGCTAGAAGAAATTGATTACGCTATACCCACATCACACCAGCCTTTTGCAGGATTGAAAGGACACGCTAGAGATATACTGTTGAGAACTGGAATAATCCATGGTAAAGATGCGTTTGAAATGCGACCAGCTGTTTTTCTGAATATTTTGCGTAGAGATAAACATTTTCGAAGAGATATTCAGCCAGAGACGTTATTTGAGTTTTTAACTCAGCCAAAGATGGCTAACGATGTCAATCTGATGTATCAGGGCTTGATATATATTGGCGCAGATCAAGATCTCGCTCAGCAAGTTGTTAGTACGATCAAATTGCAAGGAAAGTTGTTCCAATTTAGGGCCAACGCACGGAGTTTTTCATTGAATGACGAGTTTATGTCATGTTTAGATTTATCAATTCCAGGTCATAAGAGAGTAGTTGAAATTAGTTATCAGTCAGAATTTGCTTTAGAATCATTATTCAATGAAGTAGGCTATTTATTTGCTGTCAGCGAATCGTTCAGAACTAAAAAGCCATTGCGTAAGATTAAGGTAAACTTAAACGCCGAGGCTATCATACAAAGCCAGATTAAGTTAGGTGCGAGTAAATCCAGTTATTTGAATGAGTATTGGATCAGATCTATGTATAATTAATAATTTTCTCACTTTCGCGACGGATTGATTCAGTAGAATGGATC